TTAATAAATGGTCAAAAGATCATTCATACTGCAGATTCTCCTTCTGGTGGCCTTGAGAGCGATAAAGAATACTTCGTTTATGTCGTTGACAGAAATAACATTAAACTCTCAAATACCAAGTTTAATGCATTAAAGAAAAAACCAGAAATTGTTTCTATTACAAGTTCATCTTCAGGAACCATTTCACCAGTCAACCCACCAATTAGAGTTTATAAGAACTCTACTTTGATTTTTGATCTTTCAGATCTATCTCTGTCATATGACCAAAGTGGTCTTCGTTATCCTGCATTTAAGTTTGAGTTATATACTGACTCCAAATTCAAAAATGCTTATGAAACTAATGGATCCAATCCAACCTTTGATGTAATTAGAGCAGGAACGGTTGGCGTTACAGCTGATGCGAAAGTCACCGTAAGCATCAATGAAACTACTCCTAAAGTTCTGTACTACAGACTTCTTCCACTTAATAATCCAGAAAACCCAGGAATCAACAAAGAAATTGTAATTGATAACTCTGTAGATTTAAATAATGAACTTTTATCCGAAAAGAGTGCTTACAGTGGAGAATTTGATATAATCAAAACTTCTGCAAACACATTCACTTATGGTTTGCCCAAGTATCCCGAAAATACAATATACAACTCTGCAAGTTCTACAATTGAGTATCAAACCGATTCTACTACTGCATATGGAGCGATCACAAGAGTTATCTTGAGTGATAGAGGAAAGGGTTATACAAAAGTACCTGGAATTACTACAGTTTTCTCTGATGTTGGAACTGGAGCAATCTTGGAGGCATCAAGTAAGTCGATTGGTAAAATTGAAAAGGTAACAATACAGAATATTGGATTTGACTATCCTGCAGATAAAACTTTAAGCCCAGATGCAAAGATACCCCAGGTTCTTAGAATTGAGCAACTTGCAGGATTCTCCAGAGTAGGAGTAACTTCATTTGGTAGGAATTACAGTGTCGAACCAAAATTGGTCGTTGTTGATGGTAGAACCAAAAAACCAATTGAAGATATTGATCTGAGATATGAATTTAATAAGGAAACTTTAACAATTGTTAGAAATACCTTTAGTTTATCAAATATAACTCCATCTATTATCCCAGTTCAGAACTCAAATGGAATCAGAGTCTCAAATATGACTTTTGATTCTGTAACTAAGGATGTTACTGTCACTTTAAAAGATATCTTTAGCGTCAACTTTCCATTCGCAGTTGATGATAAGATTTTAGTTGAAAATACCAGTGTTGGTGTAGGATCAACTGGTCTTGGATACAACTCTGCAAACTATGACTACACATTGTTTACTGTGAAGAGTGTTCATCCGAATCTGAGTGGAATTGGTATTGTTACATTTAGTATGTCCAGTGTTTTGGGTGATGGAGAAACTCCTGGATTCTATGATGCAGGTAATTCTTCTGGAATTATTGTTCCTTCACATTATTTCCCACAATTTGACCCAACTTTAGAAACGTTTGAGTTTAGACAATTAGATACTGTAACAGATGGAGTATCACAGGGTACTGTTTATACATTAGATCCTTCAAGTAAGTATTTGATTGTTGAATCTGATGATGATTTTGAAGTCGGCACCGAACTGAAGTCAACGATTACAGGAGCTAAAGGTTTAGTCAAGGAAAGAATATTCTTTGACTCTAGATATCACCTGGATTTCTATTCTATCACAGAAAATGGATGGGAATATACTACAGGTTTCCTGAATAATCAATTACAGAAGATACACGATAACGAGTATTATCAAAACTTCTCATATTCTATTAAATCTTCAATTCCTTATGAAAAATGGAATAATGTTGTAAGTCGTTTGAACCACACCAGTGGATTTAGGAAGTTTAGTGACCTTCAAGTAGAATCCACACCATCAGTTAAGATGACTCCATCTACAATTGATGGTACAAGTGTTACAGTAAAACTTGATAGTTTCTATGACCTAAATTCATATTTCAATTATGACTTAGTACACGAAAATTATCTTACAAACGGTGAAGTATCTTTCTCAGATGAAATTAACTTTACAACAAGAATTCTGACAGATTATACAGAATCTATCTCAAACAGAGTTCTTAGAATTGATGACATCAGTTATCTCTTCAATAGTGAGCCAAGAGCGACTCCTTTTGGCGAAGTATTCAGAAGAACTCTTGGCGAGTCAAGACTTCAAAAATATATCACCTATGTTAAGGATAGACTTTTCACTCAAGAAAGACAAGTCTTAATGGTAACCACTCTTAGTGATACTATTCGTGGATTATCTATGATAAACCAGTATGGAAGATTGGAGTCCGTTTTAGACCTTGGATCTTTTGATTCTGTTATTGAAGGTAGTGACAGCGTATTAAGATTCTATCCAACAAAATTCAGACTGAATAATTATAACGTCATAACCCTGTCATATAGTATGGACCAAATTGAAGATGCTGTATCTTCAATTGGAAGTACAACCATAGGTGATTCTACAGGATTTACTGGTTCTCTTGTAAGTCTTGCATCTTCTAGTGTTTCTGTTGGTGGTGGCAGCACTGTTACTTTAGCAACTCTTTCTGGAATTGGAACAACAGCATCTAACTTTAGATCAGCAAAAATTCTTGTTCTTGCAGAAACTAGCGACGATCAAATTGTATATGATGAATTAAACCTTATTCACGATAACTCGGAAATTGAACTCTTACAATATGGTCAACTGAGTATTCACTCTCAAGATGAGTTTTCGGCAACAGGTTTGGGAACATACAATGCATATCTCTCTGGATCAGATGTAATTCTGAGTTTTGATTCTGATCCTGGCATTACAACGACTATTATCAATACCATAACAATAGGTATTGCAACAGAATCTTATCTTGGCATTGGAACAATTAATCTTGCTTTTGGTAGCTTGACTGCTAAGTCAACTTCAATTAGTGCATCTGGATCACCATCTGCTGTCGGTATTGCAAGTTTCGCTAATGAGTTTGATGGTGGATATTGCTTAATTCAAGTTTCTGATACAACCAATAACAGGCATCAGTTATCTGAAGTGATTGTGATGGATGACGATGATGATGTTTATCTGACAGAATATGCAAACATTGAGACTTTTACAAGTCTCGGAACTATAGATGGAACAAGAACTGGTGATAGAACTGAGATAACCTTTACTCCAAATCCAGGAATTGATGTTCACGTCAAGACATTCTTGCATTCACTAAGAGATACAGAAGCATCGGATATCTCCGAAAATGTTGAACTTAATAATATTTCTGTTGAAGATGGATTCAATGTTTATACAGGAACTGAAGTTGAAGTTAAGAAGGACTTCTTCTTAACCCATAATGATGAACCAATTTTCTTAAGAGTATTTGATGGTTCTAATTCTGGAGTTGTAGACACATCAGAAAGCTCATTATTCATACCAAATCACTACTTTGTAAGTGGTGAAGAAGTTAATTATTCTTGCACAACAGGTTTCTCTACCAATGCTATTGGTATTGCTGCAACTTCAATTCCTGGACTGGGATCAACTGACAAGTTACCAGAAACTGCATATGTAATTAAGATTGATGAGAAGAAGATTCAACTTGCAGCGACGGCTGAAAACGCTCTGAGAGTTAATCCAGTGGCGCTGCAATTCACTTCTGTTGGCATTGGAACATCCCACGTCATTACATCAACAAAACAGAATAACAAGGTTCTCATTTCAATTGATAACCAGATTCAAACTCCAATCGTAGGAACATCTGTTACCACTACATTATCCGATAGTTTCTCAATCTCTCAAGATATTGCATTCTTTACTGGAATTACATCATTCTTTGGTGGAGATTCGGTTAAGATTGGAAATGAAATTATGAAGATTCAGGGTGTTGGTATTGGCAGCACCAATGCTATCAAACTTACTCGTGCTCTAGCAGGCACTTCACTTGTAAGTCACACTCCTGGAGAAACCGTAACTAAACTGAGAGGTGATTATAACATTGTCGGAAGTACATTGAATTTCCTTGACGCTCCATTTGGTAGAAGTCCAATTGGAACAAGTGTTGGCCCAACAGATCGTAGAGATTTCTTGGGAATTAGTTCTTCTTCATCCTTTAGTGGAAGATCATTTATGAGATCCGGTGTTGTTGGCAGTTCTACAGAAACATATTCTAAGAACTACATCTTTGATGATATTTCTCAGAACTTCTCTGGTTCAAGAGATACTTATACATTAACCTCAAGCAACACAAACCTAATTGGAATCTCAACATTTAATGGAATTCTTTTGATCAATGGCATTTTCCAAGGACCTGGAGTAACCAGAGATTATACCTTATCTGAAAATGCTGGTATTACATCAATAACCTTTACTGGAACTGCAAGCACAACAACATATAATCCAAATGATCTTGATGTTCCCATTGGCGGTGTTATTGTTTCTGTTGCAGGAACCACAGGTCTTGGATATCAACCTCTGGTTTCTGCAGGTGGAACAGCAGTAGTTTCTGTTGCTGGAACAATTGCATCAATTTCAATTGGAAACAGTGGATCTGGATATAGATCTGGAATTCAAACCACTGTAAATGTAAGTGTTGCAACATCTTCTAGAGGTGTTTTGAATCTTACTTCTATTGGTACGGCTGCAATCAGCGATGGTCATATTGTAAGCATTGCAGTAACAAATCCAGGTGCTGGATACACAACAACAAATCCACCAAAGGTTATCATTGATGCACCTCTTCCATATCATCATATCCCACTACAATACAGTTCTGATTCTGTTGGTAGCGGTGGAACTGGTGCAAGAGTTTCTATTACCGTTGGACAAGGATCTAGCGTAATTGACTTTACATTAACAAACTCTGGGTATGGTTATGGACTCAACCACATTCTGACTATTCCTACTGGTGGAGCAACAGGAATTCCTACAACTCCAATTGGAAATGAATTCAGAGAGTTCCAACTTGAAATTACTGATATTATCACAGATTCCTTCTCTGGTTGGACTCTTGGTGAAATTGAACCATTAGATGATTTCTCAAATCTCTTTGATGGAAAACGCAAAACTTTCCCAATTACAAGATCTGGTTCTCAACTTTCTTTACAATCTGATCTTGGTTCTCTTGTCAATATTGAAGACGTTTTACTTGTCTTTATTAATGATGTTCTTCAGGTTCCTGGAGTTTCATACTTCTTCATTGAAAATAGAAGAGGTCCTTTCGGTGGTGGCAGTAACATCACATTTGAAGAGGCTCCAAAGACAGGCGATACCCTTAAATTCCTCTTCTATAGAGGAACAAGTGGAACGGATGTTTTGGATAAAGATGTAACTACTACAGTAAAAACTGGAGACAATCTGACAATCGGATGGCATCCAACTTTGGGTCAAAAGAGTTTCCAAAAACAAACAACAAGAGTCGTTACGGAGTTGAATTCTTCAAGTTCTTCTTCAACTAATGTTTACTATGGACCAGGTTTAAGTGAAAATTCCACTCTTTATAGACCTGTTGCTTGGAGAAAGCAAACTGAAGATAAGGTTATTAATGGCAACTACGTTTATAAGAATCGTGAACTCTATGAATCTGAAATTTATCCAACAGCAAATATTATCAAAACTGTCGGAATAGGATCAACCGTTGTTTTCGTTGATAGCGTAAGACCATTCTTCAATCCACTGAATGAGAGTGCAATCAGTCTTGATTTCCAAAGAGACATTACTCTTGTTAATTACTCTATAGATAAGGTAGGTGCAGCTGCAACTGTTCATGTAACAGACAGTGGGGGAATTGAGAACTTCGTAATATCTAATGGCGGTATTGGATACACTTCCACAAATCCACCAGAAATTGTTATCGGAACTCCAGTTGGATTTGGAACTACTGCAAGAGCAACTGCTACTGCAACTGTCTCTATTGGCGGATCTATCTCTGCAATCTCTGTTGGTTCTACAGTTGGATTTGGATACACTAATCAGGTGTCTCCAATCATCTTAATTGCACCACCTACAATAACAGAAGAAAAGAATACCATCGTGTCTTATGAGGGCGATTTTGGTATCATTACTGGAATTGGAACAACCTCAACTTCTGAAGCACCTCTTGGATTAGTTCTTGATTTGGTCATCCCTGAAAACTCAGTTCTCAGAGATTCCAACATCACTGCATATACTTCTACAAGTGGAATTCAAACAGGTTATTATTTCTGTGTATTCAACTCAAATGTTGGGTCCGGTGTAACATCTTTGGATGAAACAAACAATCCGGAAACTGGAATTATTGGAATTGGTACAACATTTATTGATAATGTTTACCGTGCAGCAGCAGTTTCTACTGCTACTACCTCAGCAATTGGATTTGGTGTTACTACAGTCACAAGAGTTACTGTGAGTATTTCTACAAACACAACTCTTCCAACGGGACTTGGATTTAGTAACTTCTATGGTGAGTACAGTTGGGGTAAGGTTCAATTATCTGAGAGAAATAAATTCTACAATTATGAAGCAAGAACCCTTAATGGATTCTCTGGAATTGGAACTGGACCTTATATTAGAAGAACCAATCGCTTAAGATATCAAGGTTACAGCACATAAATAAAATTAAAACAATAAAATGACTGCAATTATAACTGATCAAATTAGAATACTAAATGCGAAGAATTTCGCTGCCGGGGTTAGTACTTCTATAAATTCATACTATGCATTTATAGGACTTCCTAACCCAACGAGTATTCAAACTGATTGGGATGATGATCCTCCAAGTCCTACGGATAATTTTTCAAATGAGTGGGATACTTGGGACACTATTATTGCACTTAAGAAAATAACCCCCGATGATGTTCAAAGAGTTGTAACCAAGAGAATTTGGGCTTCTGGAACAACATATGATTACTATAGACACGACTATAGTGTTTCAAATACTCCACCAAACTCTAGTGGCACAACATTATATTCTGCAAACTATTATGTAATTAACAGTGACAACAGAGTCTATATTTGTTTGCAGAATGGAACAACTCCAGAAACTCCAGACGGTAAACCATCATTAGATGAACCAAAGTTTGTTGATTTGGAGCCAAGAACTGCTGGTCCTAGTGGTGATGGTTATATTTGGAAATATTTGTACACTATCAAACCAACTGAAATTGTAAAGTTTGATACTGTGGACTTTATTCCTGTTCCAAAGGACTGGGATAATAATGCAGAAACATCTGCAGTGAAAGGAAATGCAGTTGATGGTAGTGTTAAAATTGTTGTTATCAAAGATAGAGGAGTTGGTGTTGGTACTGCTAACAGAACATATACCAGAGTTCCTATTAAAGGAGATGGTACTGGAGCAGAATGTACCGTTGTAATCAATAACGACCAAAAAGTTGAAAGTATAACCATTTCAAACCAAGGATCTGGATATACTTTTGGAAATGTTGATTTAAGTGCAGGTGGAATTCCAGATGCAGATACTGAACCAGTTTTAGATGTTATTATGACTCCTTCTGGAGGTCACGGTGCTGACATCTACAAAGAACTCGGTGCAAGTAACGTTTTGATGTATGCGAGAATTGAAAACGACGTAGAAAATCCAGATTTCATTACTGGAAATGAAATTGCAAGAATTGGATTGATTGAGAATCCTTTAATATTCGGATCATCTACAAAATTAACATCAGAAAAAGCAAGTGCAGTTTATGCAATGCGTTTGGCTGGAGTTGGATATAGTTCTGCAAGATTTACTGCAGACTCCTTTGTTACTCAAACAACAGGAACAGGTGTTACTGCAGTTGGTAAAGTTGTAAGTTACGACCAAACAACTGGTGTTCTTAAGTATTGGCAAGATAGAACTCTCGCAGGATTTAATACTGTTGGAACAGCACAAACAAATCCACAGTATGGATTTGATCTTACACGATTTACATCTTCACCAACATCAGGGGGAAATTTGACAATCGTAGGTGGATCTGTCAATTTATCAATTAGTACAAGTTTTAGTGGCTTTACTACCTCAATAAATAATAAGACATACTACCTTGGACAAAATTTTACCAACGGTCTTTCAAATCCAGAGGTTAAAAAATATTCTGGAAACATCATTTACGTTGATAATAGACCAGCGATTAAACGATCTTCCAGTCAAAAAGAAGACATTAAAATTATACTGCAGTTCTAATTAACTATGGCTCAACTTACCAACCTTAACGTCTCACCTTATTTTGATGATTTTGATCCGAATGACAACTATTATAGGGTTCTTTTTAAGCCAGGTTATCCAGTTCAAGCAAGGGAACTGACTGGTTTACAGTCAATACTCCAAAATCAAATTGAGAAATTTGGTCAACACTTCTTCAAAGAAGGTGCTAAAGTTATCCCAGGAAACACTGCATACTCTCAAGATTATTTTTGTATCCAGTTAAATAACAATCACCTGGGAATTCCAGTATCATATTATTACGATCAACTTGTTGGTAGAAGAATTATTGGTCTTGTATCTGGTGTAACTGCAATTGTTTCGAAAGTATTAGCACCAGAAGATTCAGAAACTGGTAATACAACTCTTTATATTTCATATCTTTCTACTGGATCAGACAATGACCAGAAGAATTTTACTGATGGGGAACTGTTATCTTGCGATAATGATATCTTAACTGGTCCATTAAACAATCCATTTATTCCTGCAGGAGAAGCGTTTGCTTCTCTTATTTCCGAAAATGCTACAGCAACGGGATCTGCATTTTCGATTGTTAATGGCGTTTACTTTGTTAGGGGACATTTTGTCAATGTAGATGATGAAACGATCATTCTAAGTCAATATACTAACAGACCTAGTGTTAGAGTTGGTCTTAGAATACAAGAAGAAATTGTTAATGCAGACGAAGATGAAAGTCTGACTGATAACTCAAAGGGATTTAATAACTATGCTGCTCCAGGTGCAGATAGACTTAAAATATCACTATCTCTTTTTGCTAAACCATTAGATGATTTTAATGATTCTAACTTTGTTGAGTTGGCGGTTATCAATGAGGGCCAACTCAGATCTCAGATAAAGAATACCCAATACAGCATTATTGCAGACGAACTTGCAAGAAGAACTTATGCTGAGTCTGGTGACTATACGGTAACTCCATTCGATGTTTCTTTAAAAGAGACCTTAAACAATAGAATTGGCAACAATGGTCTCTATCAAGAAGGTGAGTTCACGTATAATGGAATTCCTGTCAGCGAAAATCTTGTTAACTATGTTCTTTCTTCAGGAAAGGCATTTGTAAAGGGATATGAGGTAGAAACTTTAAGTACAACTTATTTGGATGTCCCCAAACCAAGAACATCCAGAACATTAACCAATCAGTCGATTAATTACAACACAGGTTCTCTGCTAAAGGTCAATAATCTGACTGGACACCCTGTAATTGGTCTTGGAAATACATACGTTGTTAGTCTTAGAAGTGAGAGAGTAGGTGTAAACAGTCTGTCTTCTCCTGGAATTGAAGTTGGAGTAGCTAGAGTATATGACTTTGCACTGGAATCTGGTTCATATGAATTATTAAATTCTGATATAAACCAATGGGATCTTGCTCTGTATGACGTACAGACATTCAGCAGAATCACTGTAAACGAGCCAATTACGCTTCCTGTCCCTACCTTTGTAAAAGGAAAATACAGTGGAGCAACTGCATTCTTAAGAAGTTCTGTGTCTGCAGGAACTGCACTTACTGTATATGAACAGGTCGGACAATTCTTAGAGAATGAGCCATTTATATTCAATGGTGTAGAAAATAATCGAGTTGCAATTGCAGTAACAAACTATGGTTTGTCTGATGTAAAATCTGTCTATGCTGGTCCAGAATTAGGTTCTGTTGGATTTGCAAAGACATTTACTGCAGATACAATTCAAAGTGAATTCTTGAACGTTGGTATTGCTACGATTACTCCGTACAATGCAACAACGGGAAGAAGTGTTATTAGAAGCACCAATCCAATTTTCCCAGGAACTATCGTTAAAGAAAATGATATTGTCCAATATTCAGGAAATTCTGGTAATCCTGAGTATAATTATGCAAGAGTCGTTAGTGTTGCAACAACCTCAATTGAAGTTGTAGGAGTAACAACTGTCACAGGAGTTGCTCAAGGTGGTCTGCCAACTGGTGCAAATTTAAGTGTTACCGACCTTAAGGTTCTTACTACATCATTATTGAAGTCTGAGGATAACACTCTGTATACGCCAATGCCGCGTAACTTGATTTCTAATGTTGATTTGACTGACGCTGCTATTAACATTAGAAGATCGTACACGGTCAATATCTCTGGAAATCAACTTTCTTCAGCACTTGTTGCTGGAGCAAATGAAACTTTCTTGCCATTCGATGAAGAGAGATATACTCTGATTCGTTCAAATGGAAAAACTGAAGAACTGACCTCAGACAGATTCTCATATACTTCAGGTTCTACGGTTATTCAAATTAATAACCTTGGAGCAAATGATACTGGTGCTACTCTAGTTGCAACTCTTAAAAAGATTAAACCAGTAGCAAAAATAAAGAGACAGAATAGAGTAAATTCTATTATCATTGATAAGTCCAAAACAGAAGGATCTGGTGTTGGAGCAACTACATTAAATGATGGATTGCTTTATGGAAATTATCCATATGGAACTAGAGTTCAGGATGAAGACATTTGCTTAAACGTTGCTGATGTCGTTAAGATTCACGCAATTTATGAGTCTTCTGACACTAGTGCTCCATCGGCTCCAAAAATGATTCTGACAGCATTGAATGGACCAACTGCAAAAACGTCTGATTTGGTCATTGGTGAGAGAATTGTTGGTGACGAATCAGGAGCTGTTGGAACAGTTGCTGAGAAGACATCAGATTCTCAAATTGCATATATTCCAGGAAACAAACTTCCATTCAAGGAAGGGGAGTCCGTTTCTTTCGGAGAATCTAAGGTACAAGGTGTAGTTGCAGTTTTACAAACTGTAAGTAGAGACGTGACTGCATCATATACGTTCAACAACAATCAGCAAGGAACTTTCTACGATTACTCATTCATTCAAAGAAAGAAAAATGTAAGAGAACCTTCCAAAAAACTGAAAGTATACTTTGCAAATGGTTATTTTGAATCTTCAGATACTGGAGATTTACTGACCAAAAATTCTTATGATACATTTAATTACAAGCGCGAAATTCAGATCATTGATGGATACAGAAATACTGATATTATTGATATCAGACCTAAAGTATCCAACTATACAGTAACTTTAAATTCTAGATCTCCGCTGGAATTCTTTGGAAGAAGATTTGATGGATCTGGAAATAATGTATCAAATATTTTAGCTTCTGACGAATCAATCACCACAAATTACTCATACTATCTTGGAAGAAAAGACTCCATTTTCTTAACGAAGTCTGGAACTTTCCAAGTTCAGTATGGTGAACCATCAGAAAGACCAGAAAAACCCGTTCCTATTGATGATGCACTGGAGATTGCGACGGTAGAACTTCCTGCATATCTTTTGCACACAAGTCAAGCATCTATTAGTTTCTTAAACAATAAGAGATATAGAATGCAAGATATTCGTGAGTTAGAAACAAGAATCAAGAATCTTGAGTATTATACTTCTCTGAGTTTGTTAGAGCAAAAGACAGAAAACCTGTTTATTCCTGATCAAGCAGGATTGAACAAGTTTAAGTCTGGATTCTTTGTTGATAACTTCACTTCGTTTGTCCCTCAGGACGAGAACAAACAAATAAGAAATAGTATTGATATCCAAAATCAAGAACTGAGACCAAGCCACTATACAAATTCTATTGATTTGATGGTTGGTCCTGTTGAAGGTGTTGATCCCACAGCAGATCGTAGATATCTTGAACCAGAGGGAACAGGAGTTAAAAGATCTCTGGATGTTATCACTCTTGACTATACCGAAAAGGAGTGGTTAAAGCAAACCTTTGCAACTAGAACCGAAAGCGTAACACCATTCTTAGTTAGTTTCTGGCAAGCATCTGTTGCACTGACACCAGAAAACGATACTTGGGTAGATACTGCAAGAGTTGAAGCAAAGATTATTAACGTTGAGGGTAATTACTCCGAAACAATGGCCCAACAGGCAAGAATCAATAATATTGATCCTCAAACTGGTATGGGTCCAGTTCTCTGGAATTCTTGGGAAACTACTTGGACTGGTACAGATCAACAAACTGTAAAGAAAACTAGATCCGAGACTAGAAACCCAAGACACATTGGTCATATCCATAGACCAGGACAACCTGGTGCTATCTATGGAACTAGAACCATAACTGACTTTGAAGATGAATACGTAGAGACCATCCAGACAGGAACCTCTACAAGAACTGGTGTTAGAACTGTTGTTACTCCTCAGTTTGATCAGACTTCACAGGGAGATAAAGTTCTCAGCAGAGAAGTCATTCAGTTTATGCGTTCTAGAAACGTTGAATTTGTTATTAAGAAAACGAAACCATTAACACAACTTTATTCTTTCTTTGATGGAGTTAATGTTACCAAGTATTGTGTTCCAAAACTTCTGGAAATTCAAATGCTTTCTGGAGTATTCCAGGTAGGCGAAAAGGTTATCGGTACTGTGAGGAATGCACCCATTGAAAATAACTCAGCAATTCCTTCTATCAGATTCAGAGTTGCTCAAGCTAATCACAGAGAAGGACCTTATAATGCACCATCAGCAATCTTTACAAATAACCCATATCTTTCTCAAATTGCATCTACTGGATTAGAAACATATCAGGGAACTCCAGGTACTGTTCAACAAACTAATGCAAATGCAACTATCCTTCCATCAACGTATTCATCAACAACAACTGTTTTAAACGTTGACACCTTTGCTCTGTCTGAACAAGCTCAGGGTGACTACTATGGTTGGGTAGAAACTGGAATGATTCTGGTTGGAGAAACTAGTGGAGCGCAAGCAACCATTTCAAACGTCAGATTAGTTTCTGACCTTGGCGCAACTCTTATTGGAAGTTTCTATATTCCAAATCCAAATATTGCTAGCAACCCTAGATTTAATACTGGAACGAAGACTTTCACTGTTTGCAACTTGAGCAATAATGATCAAGATAATGCAGATACTGTTGGCGAAGATAGTTACTCTGCATCTGGAACATTAGAAACGGTTCAGGAACAGATTATTTCTGTTAGAAATGCTAAGATCCAGCAACAAAGAGCATCCGAATCCAAAGCGGCTGCTAGATCTTTGGGTATGGAACTTGTAAAATCCACTGTTATTAGTACAAAGAGTCAACAAGTTCAAGTTGGTTATTATGACCCACTTGCACAATCCTTCCAAGTAGAAGACGAAACTGGAGTATTCCTTACAAGTTGTGATGTCTTCTTCCAGACTAAGGATGATATGGGAATTCCTCTGACGTTCCAATTGCGTACTATGCAAAATGGAACTCCAACACAGAAAATTCTCCCATTCTCGGAAGTTGTTGTTACTCCAGATCAGATAGTTACATCACAAAATGGAACTGTTCCCACAAGAATTACATTTGAGGCTCCAGTTTATCTTGAGGGTGGTGGGGAATATGCAATTACTCTGGCATCTTGGTCAACCAAGTATAGAGTATTCATCTCCAGAGTTGGCGAATCTGATTTGGTAACGGATGAATTTATTTCAAACCAACCATATCTTGGATCTCTATTTAAGTCACAAAACGCATCTACTTGGGAACCAAGCCAGTGGGAAGATCTTAAGTTCATTCTTTACAGAGCAGAATTTGTTCCTGAAGGTCAAGTACAAGTTTACAACCCAATCCTTTCGGAAGGAAATGGTCAGGTTGCTAAACTGATGACAGATTCTGTCAATCTCAATTCTAGAAGAATTAGAATCGGACTGACCTCTAGTGTTACTGACGGTATTGGAATTTCTACTCAATTATCCTTAGGAAACACGGTTCTACAGCAAGAAACTAATGCAACCGGTAACTTTGTTGGAAGTGCTGGAATTGCAACTGGTTCCCTGAGCATTGTCAACTCTGGTATTGGATATACTCCTTCTCTGGGATCATACACTTTCTCTGGAATTGGTCTGACAAACGTTACTGGAAGTGGTAAGAATATTACTGCTGATGTTACCATCGAAAATGGAGTTGCTATTGCTGCAACTGTAGTTACTTCTGGTACTGGATATCAAGTAGGTGATGTTCTTGGCATTTCAACAATAGGTAATAGTTCTGTTGGTAGAAATGCTAGATTCTCCATTGTTTCTATCGCAAGCACTAATGAGTTTATCTTGGATAATGTCCAAGGAAACTTTGTAATTGCTGGCGCAGGAAAAACCGTACAATATATCAATAACCTTGGAATCACAACTACACTAAATGCTTCATCTGGTGGAGGTGTACAAGTAGATAACATTGAAGTTATTAGTGATGGACTTCATATTGAGGTTGATCATAAGAACCATGGAATGTATCATGAACTGAACAGAGTTACCCTCTCTAATGTTGAGTCGGATATTATTCCAACAAAGTTAACCCTTCCATACTCCGCAGATTCTACAGCAAATATTACTGTAGATAGTACTGATAACTTCGATACTTTCGAAAATGTTTCTGTTGGAACCACTTATGTTGGTTATCTACTCATCGACAATGAGATTATTAGTTACACTGGTGCATCTGGTGGAGTAATTTCTGGAATAAGTCGTGGAATTGATGGAACTCTGAGAAAGAATTATATTGCAGGAACTCCTGTTTATAAGTATGAAATGGGTGGTGTTTCTCTCAGAAGAATCAATAAAACTCACGTTTTGAGTGATGCTACTGTTTCGAATCCAATCACATTTGATTCGTACAACATCAAACTTGATATGTCATCTGCTGGTGTTGCAAGAACTGATGGTGTAAGTTTCCCACAACTGTATGCAAACCAAACCAAGTCTTCTGGTGGTAAAGAAATTAGAGCCACTCAGAATATGCCATTTGAAATCATATCTCCTGTGATCGGCAATACCACCGTTCAAGGAACTAATTTGACCGCTGAACTCAGAACAACCTCTGGTTCAAGTCTGAATGATGGAAATGGTCAGGGAATTCAAATTCCATTCATTGATCAAGGATTCGAACCAATTAATCTCAATAGATCAAATTATCTGAGTTCGCCAAGAATCATTGCTTCAAGAGTCAATGAAACTAACAATACTCAGATTCAGGCTCTTCCTGGTGATAGATCACTTGGATTGAGATTGAACCTGAGCACAGTCGATAACAGACTGTCACCTATGGTTGATACTCAGAGAATGAGTGCAATTCTTGTTTCCAACAGAGTTGATAATCTCATCTCAAATTATGCAACTGATAATAGAGTAAATGCATTTGAGACTGATCCATCTGCTTGCCAATACCTCTCCAAAGAGATTAACTTGCAAGAGTCTGCATCATCAATTAAAGTTCTTCTTTCCGCACACATCAATGAGTTCTCTGACATTAGAGTATTCTATGCCATTGGCGATAAGGCAAACTTTAAACCCATCTTCGTACCATTCCCTGGTTATGCTAACTTGAATGAAAAAGGTGAAGTTATTAGTCTTGCTGAAAGTGATGGAAGACCAGACACATTTATTTCAAAAGTTAACTCTGTTGGATCATTTGATTCTTTAGACTTAGACTTTAAGGAGTATACATTCACCGTCAACAATCTTCCAAACTTCAAGTCATATAGAATCAAAATTAACTTGACCTCAAGTGATCAAACTTATCCTCCAAGAATTAAGGAATTGCGTGTAATTACTCTTGCATAATATGGACTATATTAAAGTAAAGGGGAGGGATCACCTAGTTAGGGATCCCAAAACCAATAGTATTATCAATACTAATAGAACTGAATATGAACAGTATATGTCTAGAAAACAGACGAAAGAAAATGAGCAACAAAGGATACAAGATTTAGAATCTGATGTTGCTAATATTAGAGATGATTTGAATGAAATTAAAAATTTATTGAGGAGATTAGCAAACGATGAATCCTGATGATATTTGTCTAGAAAGTCTATCAAAAAACTTTGAATATTTTAAGATTGCTTCTGAGATAGACAATTATGATGACATTGAAACTTTGAGAAATATTGCAAAGTCATATTGCAAACTTTATTATAAACAACAAGAAGTTTTGTCCGAAATTAGGCCAAATAGAACTTGAACACTCACCATTACCATAAATATTAGGAGAGGTTTTGTATAAATGGCGCAACCATCAAATAGAGCAGAATTGATTTCATACTGCAAAAGGCAACTGGGTGCGCCAGTATTGGAAATTAATGTTGCCGATGAGCAGGTAGATGATCTTGTAGATGATGCATTACAATATTTTCACGAAAGACATTTTGATGGTGTAAGTCAAGTCTTTCTCAAGTACCAGATAACGCAAGCGGATATTGATAGAGGTAGAGCTCCAGGAAATAATTCTGTTGCAGGAATTGTGACGACAACGGCATCTGCAACAATAGACGGATCAACCACCACATTCTCATATAAAGAAAATAGTAACTTCTTACAAGTACCTTCATCTGTAATTGGTGTAACTAAGGTGTATCATTTTGATGGAACCAATACTACCACCAACAATATGTTCAGTGTTAAGTATCAACTATTTTTGAATGATATTTACTATTGGGGGTCTACAGAGATTCTGACTTATGCAATGACAAAGACGTACTTGGAAGATATTGATTTTCTTTTGACGACAGAAAAGCAGATAAGATTTAATCAGAGACAAGACAGATTATATTTGGACATTGATTGGGGAAGTGTAAATGTTGGAGATTATCTGGTCATTGATTGTAATAGACTTTTAGATCCAAATGATTTTAGTAGAGTTTGGAATGATTCTTTCCTTAAAAAATATCTAACGATATTGATCAAAAAACAATGGGGACAAAACCTCATTAAATTCCAAGGTGTCAGACTTCCAGGTGGCATCGAATTGAATGGAAGACAAATTTATGATGATGCTCAAAAGGAGTTGGATGATCTTATGGAGAAGATGTCCAATACTTATGAACTTCCACCTTTAGATATGATTGGATAAGTTATGTTAAATCCATTTTTTCTACAGGGTTCTTCTGGAGAACAAAATCTAGTTCAAGACTTAATCAACGAACAGTTGAGGATGTATGGTGTTGAAGTCCACTATCTTCCAAGAAAATATATTACAGAAAAGACTATATTAAGAGAAGTCATAGAATCTAAGTTTGATTCTGCTTTTCCTATAGAAGCATATGTTGATAACTATGAAGGATATGATGACAATAGCAGCATATTAACAAAATTTGGAATTCAAGCAACAAATGAGATAACCCTGATTATTTCAAAAGAAAGATATGAAAGTTATATTTCACCATTACTCAGTGGAAAATCCAACGTAAAATTATCTACCAGACCAAAAGAAGGAGATCTAATTTATTTTCCTTTGGGTGATAGATTATTTGAGATAAAATATGTAGAGCACGAAAAACCATTTTATCAACTTCAAAAAAATTACGTCTATAAGTTTACTTGCGAACTCTTCAGATACGAAGATGAAGTCATTGATACTGGAGTGGATGAAATAGACGACGTTTTGACTGGAGTTTCTGATAATCTTGATGATGGATATACTGCTTTAGGTCCAATCCAAACTCTGACTATGGTTGGATCAGGTAGCACTGCTACAGCATCTACAATGCTTGTAAATGGTGCTATACAGTTCATTAACGTCACAAATCGTGGTAGTGGTTATACAAGCACTCCTACAGTTGGTATAGGTTCTGCTCCTGCCGGAGGAATTACTGGTATAGCAACTGCCAATATGATTGCTGGAATTATTGTTTGCACAGACAGTGCAAATCCAAATGCACAGTCAGTTCAAAGTGTCAGTATTATAAATCCAGGTGCAGGATATACAGCTGCTCCTGGAATCAAGTTTATTGGTGGGGGTGGAAGTGGTGCAATAGCAACTTCTGGAATCGCAAATAATGCTGTTGGCATCATTACGGTCACCAATGCTGGATCTGGATATACTTCTTCACCTGCAATTACATTTACAGGCGTATCTACAGTCTCTGCAGCTGCGACTGCTGTAGTAAGTGCTGCAGGTACTATCTCAGCGATTTACATAACAAATGCTGGTACAGGATATACTATTGCACCGACAATTACAATTGCTTCTCCATTCACCGCAGGATTTGTTGCTGGAATCGGAACATATGTCTTCAACGAAGTAGTAACGGGATCAGTCAGTGGAACTACAGCAAGAGTTCGTACTTGGACAGCATCTACAAACGTTCTTGAAGTTGGAAATATTGCAGGAGAGTTTGTTTCTGGAGAAAATATTGTTGGAGCAGCGTCTTCAGCTTCTTATAGACTAAGACTCATTGATACGGATCCAGTTGATGATGGGTATACTGACAACGAGCAGATAGAAATTGAGGCAGATGCAATACTTGATTTTACAGAAATAAATCCTTTCGGGCAACCATAAATAAAAAATAGTAGGTCAGTGAAAAATGTTTGAGTATTTTTATCACGAGATATTGAGAAAAACAGTCATTGCTTTTGGCACCCTGTTTAATAATATTACAATCAAGCACACAAACTCTTCTGATGATGTTGTGAGCGTGATTAAAGTTCCTCTTGCATATGGACCTATTCAAAAGTTTTTAGCTAGACTGGAGCAGTCTCCAAATCTAAGCAAATCAACTCAAATGACACTGCCAAGAATGTCATTTGAGTTTACTGGGATTGTTTATGATCCTTCAAGAAAAGTAACAACAACTCAGCAATTTACAGTAAAAGATGCTACTGATGGATCTATAACAAAAAAGGCATATATGCCAGTTCCATACAATATGCAATTTGAATTGAGTATTATGACAAAACTAAATGATGATGCTCTGCAAATTGTAGAGCAAATTTTGCCATATTTCCAACCCTCATATAACTTATCAGTTACTCTTGTAGAGAATGGTATTAACGAGAAGAAAGATATTCCTGTTGTTTTAGAAAATGTTACCTTTCAAGATGATTACGAAGGAGATTTTACGACAAGAAGATCTTTAACATATACTTTAAGATTTACTGCAAAGACATATCTGTTTGGTCCTGTTTCCAGTGCAACTTCCGATGTTATCAGAAGTGCTACTATCAGTTACCTTACTGGAACAGACACAACCAATACAACAAGAGAACTTACTTATACAGCAACTCCAAGAGCGATCCAAAATTATACTGGAACTGTTCTAACCAATCTGTCAAAGGATGTTTCTATGACAGATACAATAATCAATGTAGAAGATGGAAGTACTATTACAAATAAAACCTACATCGACATTGACGATGAAGAGATGTATGTTACAAACATCAATGGAAATGCTATCACTGTTCAAAGAGGCAGAGATGGTACAAATATAGAAACTCACATCACAGGTGCTGCAGTGAAACCAATTACAGCAGCAGATAACTTGCTTGTTGAGAGTGGAGATGATTTTGGATTTAGTGGTTCTATAAACTAATTTTATGAGCGATAAATTTAAAGATTTGAATGATACCTTTAACCTTGAGGATAGTATGATAGATGTAAAACCTGAAAAATCAGAGATTGTTTCTGTCGAAAAAAAATCTTTGGATAAAGACGATATCATAAAAGATTATGAATATACAAGAGGAAATCTTTACTCAGTTATAGAAAAGGGACAAGAAGCACTTAATGGTATTCTTGAATTAGCTCAAGAAAGTGAAATGCCAAGAGCATATGAGGTTGCAGGTCAACTTATCAAAAATGTTGCCGATGCGACAGATAAATTGATGAAACTTCAAAAAGAACTGAAAGAAGTTACTGAGGAAACAAAGACTAAAAATCCAACCAATGTTACTAATGCTCTTTTTGTTGGTTCAACCGCAGAATTGGCAAAGTTACTTAAAGATACGGCCAATGACAATAAAACTAAATAGTTAAAAAAGATCAATGGCAGCTAATCCAGTTATCAATATAACAATCCCACAGGGTTCGGATTTTTCAGAAACATTTGTTTCTACTGAGAATGACGGATCTGCATCAAATCTTGCGGGATATTCTGCCGCCGCTAAAATAAAAAAACATTCTGAAGCAACTGATTCTACATCATTCACAGTGAGCATTGTTGGAGCAACTGGAGAAGTTTCTATAGCAATGACATCTGGTGTCACTACAAACTTAAAACCAGGAAGATACTTTTATGATGTGAGGTTAACGTCTGGAAGTGGAGCGGTATCCAGATTAGTAGAAGGAATGGCACTCGTAACAGCAGGCATTACTACTTAAAACAATGGCAGTAGTCAGAAAGGTACAATCCACTTCTAATATTGCAAAAAAAGGTGCGGTAAAGAAAATATCAACACAGTCTGTTAGACAACCATCAATTGTCAGTGAAATGGGCGACGTTGATTTTGGTACTTTGGATGCGACAAAAGATGGACAAATTGTTTCTTATGATTCCGCTACTAATAAATTTGTTTTGATTACAGCGGATGATTTGTTGTCAGTATCGGCAGAAGACAATGACGTACCTGATGAACTGATTACTGCTCTTGAGGGAGAACTTGATCTTGGAGCAATTCAAGTCGAATCTCTTGATGGAGGTACATTCTAATGCCAATAAGAATGCGGGATTTAACAAATACCGACTTTGGCACCTTGAATGCTCAAAAAAACAAAAATGTAATGAGATATAATGCTTCTACTGGAAAATTTGATGTGATTAATATTGATACAACTTTAGGATTAACCACAGCATTACCACAAAAGTTTGTAGACGTTGTTGAAAGTAAAGTCGATACGGGTAATATTCAGTTTTCAAGTATAGATGGTGGAACTTTCTAGGCTTTGTCTCAAATAAATAATAAAAAACAGTATTAGAAAAAAATGGCTTCTCCCGTAATTCAGTTTAAGAGGGGTGCCTTTGCAAATCTTCCTGGACTTCAGGCAGGCGAACCAGCACTTACAACTGATACCTTCGAACTTTATGTTGGTATCAACAGTACAACAGGTGGAAATAAATTCTTTGGTTCTCATCGTTATTGGACTAGAGAAGGAAGTTCTACGGGAAGTTCTGTAAATCTTGTTGAAGGATCATCCAATGGTTCTAACTACGTAGCGTTAAAGTCTCCTGATAGTCTTGCATCTAACGTAACATATACACTTCCAGGATCTGATGGAACTAATGGCCAAGTTTTAACAACCAATGGTTCTGGAACTTTATCATTCTCGACTCTTTCTTCAAGTTTAAGTCTCGCTGGTGACAGTGGTACAGATACTCTGACCGTAGGTTCAGACACTCTTACTTTCACTGGTGGAACCGGTATTTCTGCTACTGTTTCAGATAATCAGGTTTCATATGATCTTGATGCAGAACTGCAAGCACTTTCTTCAGTAACATCTGCTGCTAATAAACTCCCTTACTTTACTGGTTCAGGAACTGCATCTGTTACAGATTTAAGTTCTTTTGGTAGAACCTTAATTGATGATGCTGATGCAGCAACCGCAAGATCAACTCTTGGTGTTGATGCTGCTGGTACAGACAACTCAACCGATGTAACCCTTGCTGGTTCATACGATTATCTGACTCTTTCTAGTCAACAAATCACTCTGGGTCTGATTGATCTGACTACCGATGTAACTGGAACTCTTCCACTGGCAAATGGTGGTATTGGTGCCACAACTGCCGCTGGTGCAAGAACAAACCTTGGCCTTGTTATTGGAACGAATGTTCAGGCTCACGACGATATCCTTGATGACCTTTCTGGTTTAACCCAGGCAGCAAACAAGTTACCATACTTCGATAGTTCAACTACTGCTGCTACAACCGATCTGTCGGCATTTGGTAGAACCCTAATTGATGATGCTGATGCATCAGCTGCAAGAACAACCCTTGGTGTTGATGCTGCAGGAACTGATAATTCAACTGATGTAACTCTTGCAGGTCAAGGTTATCTGTCACTCAGTGATCAGCAAATTACCGCTAGCCAAATCAATCTTGCTAGTCACGTAACTGGTTCACTCCCCAACGCCAACCTTGCAAACAGCACCATTACTGTAAGTGATGGTTCCAATAGCACTGCAACTGCTCTTGGTGGAACAATCACCTTCAGCGGAACTTCAAATGAAACAACAGTAGTAGAGAGTTCTGGAACTGTTACTATTGGTCTTCCAGATAACGTTACCGTTGCACAAAACCTGACTGTTAGTGGAAACCTTTATGTTAATGGTTCTACAACTCAGGTAAATACTTCCCAGACAACCATTGAAGACCAACTTCTGGAACTGGGTATGGTTGATGGTTCTGCACCATCATCTGATTTGAATAAGGACTTAGGTGTTCTGTTCAACTACTATAGTGGAACTGCTAAAAAAGCAGCAGTATACTGGGACGACAGCACTTCAAGAGTTGTTCTTTCTGATGACGTTTCAGAAAGTTCTGGTGTTCTGACCGCCGCTTCTCACGCAGCTGTTGAGATTGGTGCTCTGTGGGTCAATGACTGTGCAGGTCAAACTCAGGTTATCTCCTGTAGTGGTTCTACAAGAAGTCTTGAGAACATCACTATTGATGGTGGCACATTCTGAATCTAAGCACATAGTTCTAAATAGAGGGGTCTATAGAACCCCTCTTTTTTTATGAATGAACAAGATTTAAAATATTTGATTGCGTCTTATCAACAAAGGTCATTTGATTTGTTTTCACAATCAGTTGCTAATGAGGCAAAGATTCGACAATTGAATGAATTAGTTGAATCACTAACAAAACAAATCAACGAACAAAATACAGAACTTGAGAAGTTGAAGACAAAAGTTAGAAAACCAACAAGTACTAAGCAAGAGGACTTTACTTAAATAAATATCTTTAACACTCAGTATATACTGAGTTCTACGGTTTATACCAACGATATGAGGTTGAATGGCAAATCCTGCAATTAAGATTAAACGGTCGGCTGTTGCCGGTAAAATTCCAACAGGTGACCAGTTACCGCTTGGTGAATTAGCCTTAAACACATATAATGGTAGATTATTTGCCTCAAAGAATGTTGGTCTAGGAACCACGGTTTTTGCTATTAACCCGTGGGTCACCGGAGTAGGAACAAATACATATAATACGTATTTTACTGAAGGCAATGTTGGAGTAGGCGTAACAACTCCAACATCTAAGTTATCGGTTGTTGGTGACACAAGCATTTCGGGAATTGTCACTGCATCATATTTTATTGGTGATGGTTCTGGATTAACAAATATTTCTGCAGGGAGTACTGCAGACATTAATTCCACAACATTAACTGTCTCAGGAATAGCAACAATATCTGGGTTAAAATACCC